TCTATAAGGTATCAATCCATCTATATCTGCTAAATGTTCCATTAAAGCTCTGTTGCAGCATTCGTAAACTGGTATTTTATGTTGTTCATGTTTTGTCTCATTTCTAATAAAATTTAATTCATGTAATATATAATAGTCAAAATGAGTCTGAAATTCCTTGTCAATTTTATAACCTCTTGCTCCAAATAATTGACAGGCTAGTTTATGCATATTTTCAGTTCTTTTTCTGGTTGCTTGAAAACTTTTTAAACTTGTTACTGCTGTTAATAATTTCATTATTTTTTCTGGTTCTGGCATTACCTGATCATTAATCTCTTTGAAAAAATCATATCCTTTAGCCCAATATTGTTCCCCTATACATGTTAAAGCGAAAAAAGTTTGATGAAGTTCTCTTGGTATTCCTAACATTTTCTGACTTAAAAAGAAATTTCTTAGATATCTTTGAGGTTGTCTGACTAATCTTATACCATGGTTTGGACAGTTGAAAGCTAATAAACTGCATGGGCTAATTGCTTCTATAGGTCCGTATCTGAAGTATTTTAAAACGAGGCCACATCCACCTTTATAGTTAGGTCCTTTCTTTGAGAATACATATCCGAATATTTTGCTTAATTGCTGTTTTTGTTCTGTTGTTAATAATGCTACATCATCTCCACTTATTTTACCTGCTAATACTGTTGAAAATTTCCATCTTATAAATTCCATTAGAAAACACATTAAACTTGTATTTAAAACTGTAGTATATCCTTGACCACTTGCCATTTTATTAACTAATTCTGAAATGCAAACAGCTTCTTTTGTTTCTTTATTAACACATCTGATTATGGTGGATTTCTTTAAAAGACAGCTTCTTATGTGATCTGGATTGAATAAACTATTTCCTTTAAATTTTAAAAAATCACATATTTTCTTTGAAACTCTTGTCCAGAAATATTTAACACAGTCATTATGTGATTGATCCAATCCTGATATATCTAAAGTTACTGACTTGTCACAATGATATTTTTCCCTCAATTCATTTAATTCATATTCTTTGGTATTTGTGCTCTCTCCTACACCCCAAAAATCTGGAAATAATTCTTTAAAAAAATTCTCAAAATTTGATTCTAAAGGTCCCATTAAAATTTTATGTAGGATAGTTGGACAACCGATCATTCTGGACTTATCTAATTTGGATTGAGCTTCCTCTTTTATCATTCCATTTACTATGTTAGGTTCTGAAATACTGTACCAATCTTCAGTCTCTTTTAAATACTTTAAAATTGCT